AAGGAAAAACATTTGGTGGATTTATTAGAGCAGCCAATGGTATGGAAGTTCCTGGAACTGGAATAAGCGATAAAGTTCCAGCGTTACTAACTCCTGGAGAATTTGTAGTTCGTAAATCAGTTGCTCAAGCAAATATGCCTTTATTAAAAGCGTTAAATAGCGATGTTTTCCCAAGCATGAGTTCTCTTGATATGTCACCAGAAGTTCCAGTAAGTGACACAGTAGTGTCTACAGTGAACGCTCCAGTGTATAATAATTATAGTGTTAGTGTTAATGTTGCTGATACAAATGCATCTGCAGATGATATAGCAACAGCAGTAGTATCTAGAATTAAAATGAATCAAGGTAGATCTATCAGGGGAAGTAGAATTTAATGGCAACTAGAGCGTATATACAAAATAGATGGAAATATAGCAGGCCTCAAGCCATAGCATTTGCCAATAACTTTGGTGTTTTAGATGATGGATTATTAGTTCCAGAAGGTAATGAATTTGAAGACTTTATAATTTTGTCTGACGATAATAGAGCAGAAATAAGTGTAAACCCTGTTAGAATTGAAAATCGTAGAAGAATGATTAACGGAACTATGCGTTCATATCACATTGCTGATAAAAATGCTTACTCAGTTAATTGGGAAAATATCCCATCTAGATCATTCAACGGAGATCCAAACTTTAGTGATACTGGTATCAAAGCATCTGGACTTACTCAATACACATCAGATGGTGGTGCTGGGGGTGTAGAAATAGTAAAGTGGTATGAAGATCACCAAGGGCCATTTTATATGTTTTTAGCATATGATAGATATGATAAGTTTACAACAGATAAATATAACAATTTAGCAAAATATAATGAAGTAGTAGAAGTTTATTTTTCATCCTTTAATTATAATGTTGTAAAAAGAAGTGGAAGCACATACGACTTTTGGAATATATCCCTCTCTCTTGAGGAGGTATAATGTTTTCTGATTTAGCGTTAAAAGAACATTTATACAAAAATAATACTATTAAGACAGAAGGCTTTGTTACGGCAGAGTGGAATCTTAATGATTACGAAACCATAGATAGATATGGTAATTATAGATATAGAAAGAATGAACAGTCATCTCCATACTCATTACTAACTACAGTTTACGACTCATTTGATTTAGAAGATTTTTATACTGAGGCAACCAAGTCATTTTCTCAATCTGAAACATACATCAATAACGCTGGACAACTTCAAACATTTTATACTGCTGAAAAAGCAAGAGACCTATACTTTGACTTAAGACAATGCTTTGACCAATTTAGACCACGATCTGGAATTAACAAGGTTCTATTTTTAGAATCAGGAAAGTATATTGACAACATCAGATCAGCACGTAGGCCAAGATACTACATGGCTTCCAGAGATGACTCATTTAAATACTGGTGCTCCTACCGAAAAGAAGGCGGGGTAGAAAGAGGTATATCTAAATCATTAGATACTACTGGAATAGGATACTCAATAGATGATACTTCTCCATTCGTAATATACAAGAATAATATTCCAACAAATAGAATTGTAGTCAAAATGCAGACTAATCTTGCTGAATCAGCATTATCTACATTTAGAAATAAAGATGGAAATCTAGTAAATGACTATCTGGGAGATAGAACAAAATCAAGTATTCCAAAAAGATGGTCTATTGAATATTTGAATGAAACTAATTACTGGGTAAATGCAATTAGTTTTGATGAAAATTCTTTAAAGTCAGATGGCTCTAATATAGTTAGTTGGGATGGATACGTAGAACTATACTATGGAATAGTTGTCCCTCAAAAATTTAAAACATCTTTTAACTTTGTAGATTATATACAAATAGAAAACCTACCATCATCTGGAGTTCAAGGCGAAGCATATATTATTGATTCTGATGAAAATAATCCAGGCTTATTAAAGATATGGGATCAAGAAGATTTAGAGTGGGAAACATATAATGTAGATTATAAATTTCAACTATTAGAAACAGACGATACTAAAAGACTAGGTGTAGTAAGATCATTAACCAACCCAGAATACTACATTAGCGGCACTACAACAGTGTTTAGAGACCTTGCAATGATTAAGGGACTAAGAGTAGTGGTAGAGACTATGTATGGCCCAAATACTACCTTTGATTTGATTGAACTAAGTCCTAGGCTAAAGGCAGATATAACTGATTACGTAACAGGTTTTAATTTTAACAAGTCTATAGCAAAAGATAAAGGCCTACCAGTTGGAGGTTTGCTTGCATCAAACGGAAGCCTAGATTTAATGAATCATGATTTTGCATTTGCAGAACAGAATATATTTGAAAACAATCAAGGCAGTTTGGTTCACAACCTACTAAAGCCTAATGTAAAGTTTGATTTCTATGACGTAGTGTTAGGAGTAGGTGGATACGATAAGTTTATTCCTGTCAAAACATTATATGGAGAAAACTTTCCATCAATTACAGATGAAAACGCAGACTTAAATATATCATTAAGAGATGCTTTCTTTAGACTAGAAACACAAAAAACACCTAGCATACTTTTACAAAACATAACACTCACATACGCTGTGGCAGTGTTGCTAGACAATATTGGATTTAGTAACTATGTATTTAAAGGAATCTCAAATGCAAACGATCCAGTAATCCCATACTTTTTTGTTGAGCCAGACCTAAGTGTTGCTGAAGTATTACAAAGACTAGCAGTGGCAACTCAAACCGCAATCTTCTTTGACGAATATAACAACCTTGTGGTTATGTCAAAAGAATACTTATTGCCAGAGCCAGGAACAAGACCTACCGATATAGTTCTCTATGGACAAAATCAAGATAGCAATATAGCAAATATAGTTGACATCTTAGATGGAGAAACTACAGTTTTTAATGCTGGAACAATTAACTATACAACCAGATACATACAAAGAGCACCATCATCATTGCAGCAAGCATACTATGTAGACGAAGATAGAACATATAGGTATCAACCTGTTTTGCTTTGGGAAGTTGCTGGAGATACTGCAAGTAAGACAATTAATGAAAGTGCAAAAAGTTCATCATATGCTTTAGGAGCAGCAGGGTTAAACACAAGCCTTACAGCAAGTGTCCCATATATTGTTAACAATGCAATCACAAACAATATTCTTGACCTAGGAGAAAACGTATATTGGCTTCCAAGATTTCAGGGGTATCTATATGCAAATGGAGAAATTATTAAGTATGATGCAGTAGAATATGCAATATCTGGATCTACAAAACAATGGATATCAAGTAATCAAGAATATCAAAAATACTTTAGTCAATTACCATTTAATGGAAAAATGTATCCTACAGGACTAATAAGAATTTATGCAGAACCATTCTATGAAGAGATATCTACAAATACAAATAATGTAGAAGTTAGATTTAAAAATGGTGCAGTCAAGGCTCACGGACGTGGTCAGTTTGGAACAGAGGTAACTGGTCATGAAGCAGGACTAAACTCATACTGGTCAGATAATACAAATGTTCGTGGTATCAATATGGATGCAAACTACTTATTTACAACAGTTCCAACAAAGAGCATTGCTCTTCCTACTAAATTAACAATAGATCCTTTGGTAAGTGCTAGTGCAATACCTAATGCAGTTAGTGCTTCTGTTTCGCAGCAGTCATCTAGAACTGGAGTTCTTGTTAACTTCAACAGAGAAAGTCTTCCAACAGAAGATATTAGAAGACAACTGCAAACTACAATATCTGGAACAGTTCAATCATCGGCATTAATATTTACAGGGCCAAGTCCTATGCCAACAGGTATCACATCTAAAAACTTTGTAAGTTATGTTGCAAAGGAATTAAGTTCAGACTTTAAACACTTCGGAACAAGAATGAGAATCATTGGTAAGTATGAGACAAGTTCTAGAGTCCAGACACCTACAAATGCTTCAGAATACTATTCAGTTCAATCACAAAGTGCTGAGCAAGTAGCAACACTAAGCGGTGGTTCTGGCGGTATAGGAATCATGATTAATAGCAATACTAATTATGGATACTACTTTGAAATATGCTCATTGACATCTGATAATCTACAAAACTTTAATTTAAAAGATTCAGAAACAGGAGAAGAAAGTTCAGTTCTTCATAATATCTTGTTCTACAAGGTTGTTCCAGCAACTAAAGATGGACAGACTATCGAGTTGCCTCAAAAACTTTGGGGTGGACTGTCAAAGATATTAGTAGATGAAGGAAGATTTGTTGGGCAAGATAGACTTATGAGCACAGAAAATCCAACTGTATACGACTTATCAGTTGAATATGAAGATTTAGGAACATCTAGAAGATTCTATCTGTATCTAAATGGAACAAATATAGCAATAGTTGATGATGCAGATCCACTTCCTAAATATAACAACATGGCACTATTCGTTAGAGCATCTTCAAAGTGTATGTTTGAAAACGTATATGCACTAGAAAACTTGATGAGCAAAGAAAAGAACGTTCCTATAGTAAAAGATATTGCAGCAACATTTGGAGATAGTGAAATTGTTTCCTCAGAGGCATTAAATAAATACGCCTTGTCTGGATTTATTAAGGGTTCATACCTATCTGGTGTAAGCAGCGTTACATCTCCAAAGTATGACATATACTATGATGAATTTGGAACTATCATGAGAGAGTGTGCATACTTTAATATTAAGTATGACAAAGCATATCCAGCATTCTATGCCATGTTAGCACCTACTTTTAATAATGAAAAAACTTATACGACATCTGGATTCTACGCTGGATCATACGGAGCAGAGTTCTTAATATTTAATTCTACTGATAAGACTATAGTTCTGGATGAAACATCTGGAACATTCTTAAGAATTGTTGGCCTTTCCTTTACTCAGAATACTACACATACTTTAACAGTAGACGATTATTATAAAGAAAGAGCAAATTTTGCTGACCCATTAATTATAAATAATATTATTACAAATCCAGAAAGACAAGAGAAGATTTATGATACTATACTAGGAAGCAGATCTAAGTATGGCAAGAGAGAGTTTACACTAGACTCACCATATATTCAAGATCAAGATTTGGCAAACTCTTTAATGGGATGGATAACCTCAAAGACAATTAAGCCAAGAAAAAATATACAGTTAGAGGTATTTGCAATGCCACACTTACAACTTGGAGATATTGTTACAATAGATTATGAGATGCCAACAGGTGATAAATTTATCAATAATACAAAACAGTTTATCGTTTCAGAAATGCAATATGCAAGAAATGAAAGTGGACCATCTCAAACCATTAGGGTGGTGGAAGTATAGTGGCTCCTAAAAAAGGTACAACTAGACCATCAGGAAATATTGCTAAAGCACCCAATCCAACATCAAAAATTGTCAAGGATTCAAAAGGCAATATTGATCCTAGATATGGAACTAGAACACAAAAAGAACAAGGTGTTTTAAAACCTTCTTCATCTAATTTAAAGGGTACAGACATGAGCAGAGGTGTAATGGCTACATCTAAGTCTGCAGAACAGATAAGAAATGAAGCAAGAGGAAAGATGTTTGCTGGAACGGTAAGCAAAGAAAAGAAAAAGAAAAATAGAAGAATTATACAGGATCAAACAAACACAGCCACTATACCTTTACCATCACTTGATTTAAACATAGATCCTACTGGTGGATACATACCATACACTCCATCTATTCCTACATCTGTAAAAGTTCCAGATAGAGATGCCGTAATAGCACTACAGAGAGATGGTGCCGACCAAGCATTAATTACGTCTGTTTTATTTGAACAAATAGGTGCTACCGAACTTGTTAAATTTGTCAAGAATGACACAGTAGATGGCTTAAACCCACAATATAACGTAATATCAAATGTTGCTGATTTAAAAAGCAAATTAGATACTTCATATTTAATTGCTAAGCAAAGACCAGACGTTACTATTGATAATGGATTCTCCATTAGACTACAAGACAAACTTCCATCTATAGACTATTTATTTGATAACAATATCCCAAACTACATTCATTTTGATAGCACAATAGGCCAGTATGGATCATTGGTTATAGAATTAGACAATATTGACATTGATGAAATTGTCGAGGTAGAAATAGACACGAATGGTACAATTGTAGAGGTGAGATAATGATTACTAATAAAGGTCGACAAATCATAGCAAAATATGTTTTAGGTCAAGCACCTTCCTTTGCCTCATATATTGCAGCAGGATGTGGCCCAAGACCCTTACTTAACTCTGGATCAGCATCTATTTCACCATCTAAAGAATCATTAGACTTTGAAATGTTCCGTGTCCCTATTATCTCAAGAGGATTTATTAAAGAAGGTAACGTAGAAAAACTTGTATTAAAAGCAGAAATGCCTACAGATCAAAGATATCTAATTACAGAACTTGGCGTATTCCCATCAGAGTCAAACTCAGTTGCTGGACAATACGATAGCAAACTTATGATAACCTTTGCACCAACAGAATCATGGGTATATTCAGATGGTCAAAACGCTTCTGCAGTTACCTATGTTAATTCACCAGTAGATTCTCAAAATAACTCAGCAAGTATTGATGCTTCGACACCAGACTTTTTGTTTATTAACTCAGACATGAATATATTTTCTAATACAAACAGGGCAGATAGATATGAGGCCCCAAGATTTTTGAATAGAGCATTAATGGTTTATGCCAATACTGCATCAATCAATTCATCATTTGCAACATCAGCATCTTCAAGGAGATTAAACTAGCATTTTCTCTCGTAAGTAAGACAGCAAATCAATCAACTAATCCAGATGTTAGAATACTTATGGAATTCTACAACAACATAAGTGGAAGCAATAATGGCGTTCCTAAAGCAATAGCCAAGTACACCTTGCCAGCATCAACGTTTGCAGACAGTAGATATAAAGTAATACCTAAAAAAATATCAGAGTTTGAAAAAGAGCCTAACTTCTCTTGGGCAAACGTCAACATGGTTAGAATATATGTCTCTACATTTGCTGCGGGTACAAATAATATTAGCAATGACTACTATATAATATACGATGGAATTAGAATTGATAATCTAACAGCAGAAAATCCTCTATACTCTTTAATTGGATATAACGTAGTTAAAAATACAGAGGCAGAGCCTATTGATAAATTAGAAAATACAAATAATTATGTAGAATATAGGTTCGGAATCAGTGTTGTATAATGGCAAATTTATCAAATAAGAAGTTCTTTATTCCCCTTTCAAAACTTCCATATCCAAATATAGATGGAAAGCATAGAGTTAGATTTAGAATAACAACACAGGATAGAAATGAGATCTCAGAATGGTCTCCTATATTTGTAGTAGATAGCCCAAACCAACAGGTATCAGCATCAATTAACTACACATCCCAAACGCTAGGTTCAACCGTAACTTTTTCATGGCTTCCAGATAG